CGTTGCCGTCCGCGTCCCACTCGAACACGGGTTCGCTGTAGAACGCTGCCGAAGTCGTGGCGCGGTACGGAAGAACCTCGCTGCCTTGGTTTAGCTGCGCGCCCCAGAGGTAGATGCCGGAGGTGCCGTCGCCGGTGTAAGTCGGAATGCGTGACGCGCGATCAGAGTCGATCAGGGACACAATGAACTGCGAGCTACCAGTTGTGATGCATTCCGCAGTAAAAGAAAGTCGATACCAGCCATTGCCAGCATCCGTAATGCTAGCCTTTGCACTACCTAGATTGGTAGTTGCCAAACTGCCAGAATCTATGTCGTAGTTAGCCCATGGCCCAATCGTAAACCCTGTGCTGCCGGCAATCTGCACGAACGAGTATCCAGCATCCTTGGCGTACACCGAAATTGTGTAAGACTTGCCAGCTTCGCAGCCGACAGCTTGCACCACATAATGCTGTCCCGATGCGTTGCTCGGAGTGATTTTGCTAGATGTAGATGCCCCGTCTGGAGAGGGCGACACGGCTGCCGACGCAGTAACGTTTGCTTTTGTCCACGCCGCATTGCCAAAATCCTCGCTCCGCAGCAGCAAGTTATGCGCCGACCAGTGCAGCAGCCCGTCCGAGCCAAGGTACGTCGCCGCCGTGCTACGGCTGAACGTCACATACGACGGCAGCGACGACATCGAACGGAAGTCCAGCGACAGGTTGGAGCCGTCGCTGGTGCGCTGCCGCGTGAGGCCAAGACCTAGCTGAAGTCGGCGCATTCTGGTTCCTACTAAGATGCGTTGATGACGGACACCGTGTACGTCGGGTCTTCGATCACGAACTCGTACACACCGCCGGCAGGGCAAAGGTAACCGTTGGTGCCGTTAGCTAGGGCATTGTCACCGTCGCTGAACGCAGCAATAACGTCGTCGCTGCCGCCGACAGCGACGCGGTAGGCGTACGACCCCGTTTGGCTGGGGATGTAACCTGCGACATCTTCAAGCGCGATGTCGATGGTTTGCGCAGTACCGCTTGAAGCAATGGTCGCAGGAGGCGCAACCAACAGCTTTGCGCTCGGCAAGGGCGGTGCCGCTACGCCAGGGCTGAACAGACGAACGATGGACACTTGAACCTTGCTCATGGCTTATCTCCGTTACGGGACGACCCAAGCGGGGACTCCGCTGGTAATGGTCAACACGGCTCCTTCTTCACCTGCGGCTAGGACAACCCAGTCCGACCCGTCGTGGTAAAGGATGTCTCCAGCGCTGCCTTCGGGCAGACCCGTGGGCATCGCTTGGCTGGACAGGCCGGCAAGCCCATCCTCGGCACGGATGAGTGCGTGACCCTCCGTGATTTCCATGGAGCGCAGCACTTTCTCGAAGCCGATGGCAACGTTCTGCTCGTTGAGGTCGGGATCGACTTGTTGCTTCTGCTCGGGAGGCATTAGCTGTACCCCGTGAACATGGCGGTCGGGTCGGTGAGCAACGACGGATCTTGCGTGCTTGCAGACGCAAGGTTCTTCGCCGCGATGCTGCCCTGTTGCAGCGCAGCCATCTGCGACTCCGCAGCCTGCGCTTGAGCGCGTTGCTGACGGATGATGGCGACCTGATCGTCCGCGAGCACAAGGCGCGGGTCTACGCCAAGCAGATCGCTGTAAACGTTGGTCCACTCATCGACGTTGAACTTGTCCAACGCTTCCGGCTTCATCTGGGCAATCGCGCCGAGGTTGCCGACGAAGCGGTCTACGGCGTTGGTTTGCACCGCACGCTGCGCTTGCGCGAGCATGGACACAAACTCGACGTTCAGGTCAATGCCTTGCAGTTCTTCCGGCGGGGGCGGCACGTTGCCCGTCTCGACCAGTCGCGTGAACGCAATGTCGATGAGTGGCTCCAGTAGCTCGTTGTGCAGACGCTCCAGCACAGGGCCAAGCATGAGCAGCTTTTCTTCGTGACGCTCGGCGACCTCGGTAGCCGTCATGCGGGTGTTCGGACCCGCCGTGGCAAGCATGAGGAACAGGTCGGCGTAGAAGCTGCTGTTGATGCGCTGGCGAACGTCGCGGATGTCTTCAAGGAGGTGGTCAAGACGTAGGTTTACTTCCCACGACGGACGGATGCCGGCCTGCGGGTTGCTCGCGTCGTAGTAGGTCACACCGCCCGGCAGCGTGTCTACGTCGCGGTTCTTGAGCGCGGTGGGCACTTGGAGCGGCGGCTTCGTTTGGTAGTCGATGCCTTGCGCCTTGCGCAGTTGCTCATGCTGTAGCTGCTTGATGTCGCCCAAGGCTTCCATACCTGGGCTGTTGCCGTAGATGTCGCCGCCCGAGACCTTCCAGCGGGGGCAGAGAGCCGGGAAATAGCGGAAGCCCGACTCGGACAGCAGCTTGTCCTCGTTGCACGACATCTCGAAGTAGCAGCTACGCCACTCCATGTTCATGTCGTCGAGCTTGGATACGTCGCGGTCCTTGCGCTGCTCAATGGCGTGGATCACGGTGACCCACTTGTCAAGCGACCCTCGGCGGTACAGGTCTTTGACGCGGATCGAGCAGTTCTCTAGCCCGAACTCGCCAACGACCTGACCGACCGTGAGGTCGAACTCGCGAAACAGCGCGACGACCTTGCCTTGGTAGTCGGTGGTAATCGCGTACTCGCCGACCGTCAGAGGGTGGTTGTGGATCGCCGTGTCGAAGCTGGGCAGCACGAGGTTAGCTGCGGTGCCAAACGCGCCGATCTCCTCGTAGACTTGGTGCAGAGCGCGGTACGTGTTGCTGCGCTGGAAGATGCGGAGCAAGCGAGCGCGAACGTCGGCCAGCCAGATTTGGACTGGCTTGTAGAGGTTGAGTTCGGGGTCGGGCGTGGTCAGCGCGAACCACGGACGAGCGGGGGACGTAGCACCCGCCATCATGCCTGCGCCCATCGTGGACAGCGCACGGGTGCCCGTGTTGTCGTAGATGTTGTTGTGGCGCTTACCGCCTTGGTTGCGGTCCTGCGAGAAGTACCGACCGGAGCGCGGCAGCAGGAAATGCGTGATCTCCTGCCAGTGCGGCATCCAACTCGACCGCTCGGTCTTGAGGTCCATCCACCGGCGGTAGAGGGCTTCGCGCTTACCCGTCAGCGTGGTGGGAGGAGTGTCCATAGCGGTCAGATGCCCAGGAGAGTGTTAGCGCCGAGCTTGGGCTTCTCGATGCCCTTTGGTCCAGTCAGCATCGTGCCAGCAGGGCCAGCGGTAGCCGCCTTGTTGAATTCGTCGATCTGGATGGACGCCTTGCGACGGTTAGCAGCCGCCATCTCTTGGTCGGCGCGAGCACGCTCGGCGGTCTGCGCAGCAAGCGTGTCGGCTTGTGCTCTCTCTTGTGCGGCAAGAGACTTCTTCTGCCCCTTCTTGGCGACTTCGCCTTGGTAGACGGAACCGCCTGCTGCGGCGACTCCGGCACCGATGACTGCCCAGCTAAGAGGATCTAGTCCCACAGTTACCTCAAGGGGTGTGCGTACATCGTTTCGATGGCTTCCCATCCCAGCCTGTCGAACAAGTGATCTGCTCGACTACCGATAGGGCACGCCATCAGGAACACTTCGGCATCGCGGACCTTGGCCTCGTCAAGCATTTTGCGGACGAGAGCAAGACCGGCACCTTTGCTCCTGGCCTCGGATTCTACGAACAGCGCGGAACACTGCGCAACAGTTTGTCCACTATATGTTGGGTGTCTGCCTATCCAAACTACAGCATACCCTACTACATCTTGTGGTACTCGGGCGGCAACAACATACATGCATCCCTTGGCCTGCCCCATGGAAAGCGTGTCCCAATCCATGTGCAGACGTAGGTTGAGGTGCCCGTGTCCGGTCTCGGCGTAGTTCTTGGCGATAAGGGTTTGTACGGATGCCCGGAAGCCCTCGTCGTCTACGTCGGCAAGGTCACACGAAATCTGCGGCTGCATAGGGGTCGTACTCCTTGACGGGCTTCTTAGGTTCTTTGGCGAGGTCGATGGCTCGCTTCTTAGGTACGGTGAGGGCGAAGGTCAGGGCCAGGGCATCGGCGATGTCCGGGCTGCTGCCGCCTTGGAGCCGCTTCTTGATCTCGTCCTTGCCTTCCAAGACTTTCTTGTTGAAGCGGTCGTACCAGTAGACCGGGGTGGCTAGCTCTTGCTTGAGCGATGCGTCGTTAGGGATTGCCCCGCCGTTGCGGATCCACTCGCGCATGTTCCACCACATCTCGGCACGACGGTTGGCGAACAGGTCGCTACGGATGGCGGTGCCGCCGAACGGGACTTCCACTACGTCGTAGCCTAGCTGTCGCAGCCGGTCGATGACGCCTGCGCCGGCACCGTGGTCGATGAACACGCCGTCTGGCTGCCAAAGCTCGATCTGCTCGGCCACGATGGCGGCAAGCTGCATGTTGTCGATGCCCTTGAAGGTCATCGGCGGGAACGCCTGCAAGCCCTGCCGCTTCATCAGCACGCTGCGGTCGTCGCCGAAACGGGCAGGGTCTACGCCAAGCACGCGGGGAGCGGCGTAGATGTCCTTCTCGGCGTACATGCGGCGGCTGGCTTCTTCGGCCTCAAACAGCGCGATGAGTTGGTCTTCGCCCGATGCCGCGAAGTCGCAGAGGTATTCGCGTGCGAACCGCGTCTCGGTCATCGTCTGCTTCTGCCGCTCGACTTCCTCAAGGGCGAGGGCGTTGGTCTCGTAGACCGTGTACTTGACGGCTCGCCAGTCCTTGCGCCCTGCTTGCGCTGCGAAGAACAGTTCGCTGAACAGGTTGATGCCGTTGGGCGTACCGATGAACAACGCCCAGCCGAGGCGGTCGGCAAGGGCAGGCTGCACGACTTCTTCCCACAGCGCAGGTTTGATCTGCGCAACTTCGTCCATCACCACGCCGTCAAGGCGCACACCACGCAGTGCGTCGGGGTTGTCGGCACCGAACAGTCGGATGCGAGCTTGGTTGTGCGTAAACGTGATCGTCAGTTCCGACTCGTTGACGGTCACCGCGCCTGCCTGCCGTAGCGGCTCTAGGGTGCTCTTTAGCTCGTCCCAGGTCACCTGCTTGGCCTGCTTCAAGAACGGCGCGACGTAGGCGTACAGAGGCAGCTTGAGCTTGCACTTGAGCGCGGCGTTCACCA